CGCGATACCCTTCCAGGTGCAGGTAGCACGACCCTGCGACCAGTCCGTGCCAAGTCGCCCCAGACGCTTGCATCCGTGTGCCGTACTGAAAACCTTGTTTATGACCCTGAATGAAGGACGCGCCAACCTTGTTAAGCATCGAGTCAATCGACCCGCCTACCGCATGATGGCTATGGGCTGATTGGAAGTAGTGGCTATACAGCAGGCCGTCAATCCATACGCGCTCAAGGAATCCGTGACGCTCAAAGTCACGGGTGTCAAGATGGTCAAGGCTCAATGCGCCTGCAAACTTCGGCTGCGCGTTGATGGCTCGGTTGATGCGGTTGCAATGATTTCCGAACAAGAACACCTTGCGCGGATTCCATTGTTTTTCCTTGTTCCGCTTCAGTCGCGCCTGTTCCTGTTCCATCGGGATACAGATACGGGCGAAGGCATCGTTGCCGGACTTCACATCGTTCTCGTACCGTGCGCCCTCTGTTGCCATAGAGCCAGCAGTATCGTGGGCAGACAGGCTCGGCATATCCCAATGGTCGCCAAGGTGGACAATGGTGTCAGGGCAGTATTCGACAATCGCCTGCCCGATCCAGTCCATGTGGTCAGTCGGAACGCCGGGGCGCACTTGGGTGTCCGGCAAAATGAAATGGCGATTACTCATGAAAAAGTGACCAAGTCAGAAGGGTAATAATCGCGCCCATACCGCAGACGAACCCGAACAGAAACCAGAATAGGTAAATCATTCGTGACTCCTTGCTTTCTCGCCAAGCGAAAATCCAATCGCAAACCCAATCATCAGTCCGAACAAAAGTGAAAGAAGCCCAATCATTCGTCACCCCGCGCTTTCAGAATCTCGTCAGCAATCACCCAGATGCGCTCTGCCCACTCGCGGATAGGCGCACCCTCATCGGTTGCCCAGACATTGTCTTTAGGTGGCGGGTAAGCCTGTATCGCCTTAGCCGCGAAGTAATCCCGCACAGATACCCCGTAGTAGTATTTTTCGTCATCGTCAGACGGATATGCTGGCTCGTCAAATACATTGCTCATTCCTCACCGCCAGCTTCAAACCACGCCACGGTCAGGAGTACCCCAATGATTAAGCCGATGAACAGGGCCATTTAGTCAACCTCCACGCTGTCAGCGCGGTCAAGCAGCGCCTCGGCTTCGGGCGACAGGTCGGGCGCGGGGGCTTGCGGGTCTTGGGCTTTATTACGGTTGGCAATCTCGCGGTTGAGATACCAGAGGGCTTTCTCTAAGTCCTGTACGCCGTTCTTCAGGTCGGCTCGCCAGATGTACTTCAGGACATTGCCCAGGTTGAAGCCCATCTGCTCGGCAATATCGATACATTGCACGGGATGCTGGGTGTAGTGCTTCGGGTAGTTTACGGGGTCATTCGTGAACGGCGGGAACTTGGCTGTAATCATGGCGCACCTCAGTTGTGGTGCTTACTTTTTCCCATATTCAGCGTCACCACTTCTACCGATAATTGGTGACAATTACGCCCACATCGCGCTTGGACATTCGCAACTCTTTGGCGATGTATCGGATGCTCTTACCAGACTGCCGCAACTCGCACACTTTACGGATTCGCTCAGGGCAGTCCGTACGCTCGGTTCTAGCCCCACAGGATCGGCGGTATTCAGCGATAAAGCGCGATAGGTACAGGTCACGAATCTCAGGGGATAAGTCCCCCAGAGCGCGTGTAAACGATTCTGCGAGGACTTGTTGATTCATGGCTCACTTACCCCAAGTAAGATTCGATTAGGTCTTTGGCTTCAATCCAGCCGTAGCAAACGCCAGTCATATACCCCTGTGACTCAAGTTCGCGCAGCCATTGCTTTTGTTCCGGCGATACAGTCGGCTTGGATTCGCCCTTGACGATAGGGCGCTTCATTTCAATCCATAAGCCATGAAACTCGTTGCGTGGCACGGGCAACAGGATGTCCGGCACACCTGCCCTGACCCCAAGGCGTTTCAGCCTTACGGCTTCCTGTGGCCTGCGGTAGCCGCCATTGGGTATGTGTAGGAGTAAGCGGGTAAGGTAGCCAGAGTTGGCTCTGCGGAAAGCCCAGTCGAACAAGGCCATCTGTTCATCATCTTCCTGGTGACTACGCGCCATAGGCAATCTTTCCCTCTTTCAGCAATATGGCCTGAGTCCTGAACACCGCCTTGGCAAAGTCCAGCTGTGTTTCCGTGTCATGGCGCAAAATGGTGTCAACTTTTGTATGGCACGAATGGCAACCCCATGCGCCAAGCAGGTCAGGCGACTTCATGCCCATGCCCGATATGCCGATGACTCGAAAATGGCACAGGCAACAGGGGTGAACCTGACAGCCCTCCAAGCGGATTTGACACTCACGGTCAATCGCTTCCCTGCGTAAATTAGCCATGCCACTCCTCGCTAATGAATATCCCGAACTTCGCAGCCGTCCGATGCACGAAGTCCACAAATTTCCCAAACTCTGCCTTGTCCAGCGTGTCGCGCTTGTCGAACTCGTTGCGAGTCGTGGTGCGCTTCGGGCGACTTTCCACGCCGTCAGGATTGCGCGGAGTCTTGGGGACTTTTACATCAACCCATCCGAAGTAAGTCCCACACATCCATTCGTGGACTTCCTCGGTTTCGTACCCCGTGGCTTCGCACAGAGGCGGGTAGCAAGCCCCGAACAGGTAGGCGTTCTGTTCGTTACTGCGGATCGGCTTGTAAGGCGCACCGTCCACTTTGTAGGGCAGTTCCTGAGCCAGTAAAAAGGCGCAGTAGCGTTCCCGTTGCTCCTCTGTGCGAAGGACTGGCATCAGATGGTGTAGGCCGTGTTGCCAGAACGGGTTGCAGTCAGGCGCACATTGATACCCTTGCGGCGAATGTCGTTGATTACGGCACTCACATTGCTGATGTTGAATCGGCTGGCAATCTGCGACTTGCTCAGGGTCTTGCCCGTCAGGGCTTTGGTCAGGCGGTCAGTCTTGGTAGTCATAGCGGAGTTCCTTTTTGGCTGTGGTGAATCGTTTGTTACGGCGGCTTACTTCGGTTGAACCTGATGTTGCGTGCCAATCACCGCACATGGGACACCTGTACGGATTGCCGTTGAACCTGGCGCATGATCGGGCGGCTGCTGTTGCGGTCGCAAACGATAATTTTCCAGTCTTGAAGCAATACATTCGTCACTCCTTTGGCTCGTTGTTCGGAATCGGTTTGTAAGTAATTTTGTTCACCACCACATCCGTTACCAGCTTCAACCGCTTCAAGCTGGCTGCATCTACTTCCGGGTTCGTGCTGTGCAGACTGGACGGGATGCCGTAGGATTTGTAGGTGATTAGGTAGGTCACCGCCATTCGCTCTCGCCAGGAAGGTCAGCAAACTTCATCTGCTCGGCAATCCACGCCACTTTCGCCCTTCCCGTTGCCCCGTGGCGGTTCTTCACAATCAGCAACTCAGCGATGTTCTGCGGGGCTTCCGGCGAGTAATAACCCTCGCGGTAAATCAGAATTACTTGGTCGGCTTCTTTCTCGATCTCGCTGGAATCGCTCAGGCTTGCCATAGTCGGGCGCTTGTCAGCCATCTGCTCGGATGCGCGGTTCACTTGCGCCAAGGCGATGACGGGGATGTTCAGGCTTCGTGCAAGGTTCTTCAGGCCACGCGCAACCTTGGCGACTTCCTCTTGGCGGCGTTCACCCGTTGCGCTGATGCGTTGCAGATAATCCACATACAGCGCCTTGATGCCGTGCTGATGCTTCCACTTCCGCGCAATGCGGATTACATCGTTCAGGCTCGGCGCGGATTCGTCATACAGGTACACGGGCAGATTGACCAAGTTCTTGATGCCCGAAGTCATGTAGCCCCAATGCTCGTCAGCAAGGTTGCCGTTGCGAAGCAGTTGCGCCGGGACATTCGACTCAAGGCTCAACGCCCGTGCGCCAACCTGTTCCATCGGCTGTTCGCCAGAGATAACGCCAACGGCCTCGCCAGCCTTGCCAGCCGCCGCGATCATGTTCAGCAGAAGGCTCGTCTTGCCCATCGCCGCCCTGCCCCCGACAATCACCAGGTCGGAGTTGTGGAAGCCGCCAAGGAACTCGTCCATACGGCTCAGGCCAGTTGTCACGCCAATCAGCTTGCCGCCGTTGTCGTGCGCCTCAATCGTGTGGTTGTAGGCAGCGTGTACGGCTTGCTTCAGCGTCCACTCCGTGCCACGGCTGGACTTGTCCTGTAACGCCATCAGCGCGTCTATGGCCTCGCCAATCTCGTTAGGGCTATCAGTCAGACGCTTGGCAATCGCAATGGCCTCACGCTTCGCGTAGGACGCTTTAACGAGGCTTGCGTAGTGTTCGGGGTTGCTTGCCGGGTACGAACCTTGGCAGATGTCGAACACCGTCAGGCTCAGAGACTTCTTGCCGCGCCCCTCAAGGAACGCCATGACCGCCACGGGATCGGTAGGCTTGGCATCCAGCTTGAGTTCGTTGATGGCTTCCCAAATGTCGCTGTGGGCGGTGGCAATCCACTCTTGCGGGGCAAGTTTCAGGTCGGCGCACAGTTCGGGCTTGTGCATGGCGGTGACCAGGATGGTGCGCTCAGTATCGAGTTCGGTTCTCATGCGATATCCCTCCCTGCCCAAGAGTCAACGGGCTTGACGACAGCGGGAATCTTTGCCCAGTCGCCAGCAATCGCGTTGCGGAAGGCAGCATCCCAGTCGGCGTATTCGTAGCCCTTGGCCTTGGCAAGGTTGACGAAGTATTCGTAATGGCGGTCAAGGTTGGAATAGCCGTTCTTTGCAGCCCAGTCCCGAACCTGTTGCGTTATCGCAAAGTCTGCTGGCATTGGACGCTTTTTAGGCTTCGATGGTTTTTTGGTAGGCACATCGCCGTCAGGCGAAATGCTCTGCTCTTGCTTTTCTTCTCTTCTCTTCTCTTCTCTTCTCTTCTCTGGTACATGGTTTTGTAACGCTGATGTAACGCTCTTACCGTTACAAGCGCGGTACTTACTGATTCTCTTATTGTTTTGCGCACGGGACTTAGCCGTTTCGCCGCAATGAAATCCGAAGTTTGGCAGGGATACGCCGTCATCAGTAACGACAACCCACCCCGTTTTCTGCATACTTTGTACGAATCCTGTAACGCCAGCGATACGGTCAAGTAACGCTGATGTAACGCAACGAGCGTTACCATCTTCGGTATGTGAATCGAACCATGACCAGATGCGCATGAGTTTTCCGACAACGGCATCAGGGTCGATACCGAGGTCGGATGCAATGGCAAATACTTCAGGCTTGTCTGGTGTCGCTTTATCGAACTTGAGCCAGTCGCCAGCCATTATTCGACTCCGGACAACAGGCTGACTTCGTGGTTGAGTGCGCCCCACATATCATGCGGAATGATGATAACGGCTGCGTCTTGGTACATTGCTTCCTGGGTGAGCCATACATACGGGCGATCCGTGGCGCTCACGCCGTCATTGAACTTGATTTCGATATTGATGGTGGCGAAGCCAGATAATGCTGATTTCATAAATACCCCTATGCTGAAACCTCTGAATAAAAGGCCAGCGGTGGAAGGGTCAGAGGGTTTCCCTTGTCGGCTCGGTAGCTACCCCGAACCTATCCACGCTGGATGCAACTATTGGCAGTTCCCGAATAACTCCATCGGGTTCTTGCCGTGTTTCTTGTCCCACTCCACATT